TTGATGGGTGCAGGCCCTTGAGGGTTCGTGTATGGGTTGGTATCAACGAATGACGTGGTCTTACCATCATTGACTTCAGTACGCTTGGGTGCCATCAGCTCCATGCGCTTGCCTGCTTCAACGTTCTCCATGCCTTTCTGCACGAGATATTGACGCAGACGCACGGGGTCTCCAGGCAACTCACGGATAGCCTGCTGACCTTGTTCAGGGGTTACGATGCCTTGGTTCACCAGACCCACCATCGTTCCGATCACGTCGTCGTGCGTCACGTTGGGGTTGGACAACAGAGAGCTCAGCGCGTTGCCAGAGGCTTCCAGCTTGCCCTTCTGCACCTTCCACTCGAGGTCCTTGGTCTGAGCACCCGTGTGGCCTACGTCAGCGGTCGCCTTGTCAGCATCAGCGAACTGCTTCTGCATACCGGGTATCCTGGAACCCAAGCCACGCTGAGCAGCCCCTGCGAGCACACCCTGACGGTTGACAGTACCATCAGGGTTGACGTTGCCCTTATACAGATCAGCGAGGGTGTTCTCCTGGTCCTGGGTGCGCTGTGCTTGCTCAATTTGCATCTGCTGAAGACGTTGCTGGCCTGCGAGCTGGCCGAGCGTGGCTACCTTGCTCTGTACTTCAAGTGGGTCAGCCATCTGGAACTGACGACCCGACATTGCGATGGAAGAATCTACTGGCATGTTATGTTTCCTTTCAACCGTAAATAGGAGCAGAGCCAGTGCTGCCCCATCCACCTTGAACACCCGCTCCAGGCGTGACGCCTGCACCACCGTAGTTCGGCATGTTGTTCATATAGTACTTGCTCATGGCGAAGTTGCCGAGCGAGCTTGCTGCACCACTCATCGCGTTGCCTTGCCCGATGTAGCTGCTGGCCTGAGCGTTACCTGCACCGACTTGGTTGTTGGAGATCGTAGCACCTGTTGACGTACGATCAGCGTTCACTTGGTTGGTTGCAGTCTGGCCGACCCCTGCGAGGGAAGAGAGACGGTTGAACCGTGCTGTGCGGTCAGAGTTAAATCGATTGTAGGCGTTCTGGTATTCACCGGAGGCGTAGTCTTGGTTGTACCGTGTGGACCCTTTGATAGCTGCACCACTGAGAGCACCACCACGAGCAGCCGCACTCGCATCCAGACCACGCTGGCCTTCCTGCATCCGAAAATCATATCCTGGGTCTTTCGTAAAGTCAGCGAGTGTGAAGTCTCGATTGAAATCACCGCCTGCACCAGTACCCGATGTGAGTTGTCCGAGTGCTGTAACTCCTGCATCACGCCACGGAGCTTGATCTTCACGGTTCTGGTTAAACATCGCCAACTGTGTGGCGTTGGCTGCTTCAGTCGAGCGTACCTGTGCGTCGGCTGCGCTACTAGCAGCGTTCTTATTCATTACACCACCGATAACGGCGGAACCTACTATCGCTGTTGCTACTGCGCTCATGCTAGTTCTCCTATGTTTGAGCAGGCTATCCCTGATAGGGCGAGAGCCTGCCTGTAGTCTATTGTCACCTCATCTCCGTCAGAGCCACCAGCGCATCCTTTTACCGCACGCAATGTGACAAGATCGATATCTCCGTTGTGTCTGAGCACCATACATGCGCTAGGGTTTGGTGAGTGGTTCGTGTACCTGCCTAAAGGAGTACGCAGCCCCATGATTCGCGCTGGTCCGAGCACTTCGTCTGCGGTGGCGTCAGAGGTCAGGAATATGCCTGTGCCATGTATGGGCGACTGGCCTGTCTTGACTTTCCACGACCCCAACGGCATAGGGCACTGGTCAGACAAGTTCTCGGACTGCTCTTGCACCGTGTGTGCTGTGAAGCCTGACTCGTTGAGCATGCGCTGGAAGTCATCGCGGTCGTGTACGTGCTCTTGGTGCTGTGCTGCTAGCTGGCGAGCGTTGAGCTCCTGCCATGCTGCGCTTTTGTCAAGGAACATGCTTTCGAGCACTTGCACATCACGCTCGTTGGTAGCGTAGATGTTCTGCCACACTACGTCTTCAAGTATGTAGCCCATCTTGCGTCCAGGCTTGCCAGTGAACATCAGTGGGGCAGCGAGCTCCGTGGTGGAACCGTCTTCCTGCAACATGAGCACACGACCCTTGAGCATGATGTTCACGTGCTCTTGGGTCTGCCTATGCCCTATGGCAAACAGGCCAGCAGCCATGGAGACTTCCCGTATGTATATGCCTGGACCAAAGTAGTGGTTCACAGGGCATGCAGCCTGCTCCATGCTGAGCATCTCTACCTCAGCACTTTCAATGCCCTTGGCAGTCAACTGATGCATCGTCTTGGTGATTAAGGACAACTCGTTCATACTAGCCTCCGAGGAACGTTACCGTAGGTAGCACCGTGTAGGTTATGCGGAGCTGGTCACCACGCGCGATGGGGATTATGCCAGCAGTCACACCCACGTCCACCGCTGTACCTTTACGGATGATCTCGATGAGGCTGACTGTGCCACCACGCACCACCACGCTGCCAACGTCAGAAGGCACGTATGTGAACGGTGACACACCCACGACTACAGCAGTCGCAGCAGCAGGGTCAGACCCTTGGAAGTACAGGTACCACTGACGAGTCACCATGCCCGTATTGGGGTCCACCAGTGGTACCCGAGGAGGCACGAAGTTGGTCATGACACACCTACCGAGACTTGCACACTGGCACCAATCATCACGACGCGTACAGGGTCTGTAACTGTAACACGAAACACCCGGTCGCGACTACGACCCAATCGACGCCAGCGCACACGAGACAGGTACTGGCCTAGCTTGCCGATGCGTGCCCAGAGCTCGTTGCTCCATGTGTAGCCACCATCGTCACTCCATTGGAGCATGGCTTGTGGGTCGCTGCCTTGACCAGTGGTAAGTCCCACACCAGTCTGCATATCAACTTGTAGCGCGTGGAAGGTTTGATAACGATAGTCAGGGTCGTTCAGGTGTGGGCAAGCACGGATGCGTGCGATGGGGACACCAGCGTCAGTGAAATAGTCCAAGTCGAGGATGTACAAGTTGCCGTTCAGGTTGTCGCCTACGATGGTCTCACCAGCGAACGCCATCTGGCAGATAGCGCGGTCCTGCTTCAGTGCTCCGTTGGATGGGTCACGCCATGCACGCTGATGCCATAGGCTAGTAGCTGCATCGAACACCCACGTCTGCTGAGCAGTGGGGAAGTTCAGCACGTAGAAGCTGTGTCCTTCCTGCTGGTACGTGTACGACACAGCATCATCGATACGGGACATCTGACTGATGGCGTACTCAACAGCATGGGTGCTGACCCGTTGTGGTCGGTAGCCTTCTGCACGCTGCACTGTGCCGAAGCCTCGCTCGTCAGACGTGAGCCAGTATACGGTGTTGTCCAGCTTGGCAGGACTGAACTTCGCTGCACAGCCTTGCTCGATGAACGCACCATTGATACGCTCAAACGGGAAGTCAGCGTTACCGCTGTTGTAGAAGACCTCGGTGCTGGTTTCACCGAACAACCAGATTTCACGGTGATCTACCAGCAGTGACAGCAGCAAGTCAGGAGCACCCTCAGCAGTGGCGAAGTCCAGTGGGTCAACGCTGGTGCCATACAGTGATGTGATCTGGAACTGGCCTGTACCGGGCTTGTTGAAGGCGAAGTAACCGTCGATGAACTGTACCGTGTCGGCACCTGTGAAGGCAGCACTTACGATAGGTGCCAGCGTGAACGTGCTAGGTACGTAGATGTATCCATTGGAACCTGTGACAATCATCACCTGTGTGCCGTTGCTCGCCATGCTGACAGGTGTGGAAGCGCTGTCCAACGTGCCGACGAGTGTGGCTACTGCACCAGGAGTCACTCGGTACAAGTTCGACCCACACACTACGAGAGACAGCACTGAGCTGAACTTCAACATGCCTCGGATGTTGCCACCCAGCAAGTTCAACCACAAGCGCTTCCCTGGAGTACCCACCAGCATAGCAGGCGACTTGGTCGTAGGGTTGCCTACCTCAGGATACAGGTTGATACACTGCTCAGCAGCGAAGTTCTTGCTACGTGCCGTGTAGCTGCCACCAACGAAGGGGAACTGAGCCATATCAGTATCCTCGCTGGTAGAGCGCTACCTGAGGCACGGTCAGCGCATCGTCGTAGCTTGACACTGCAAGAGGAATGTTCGCACGTTTGTAGTCACCCTTGGCATCAGCAGCCACTTGGATAACCGTGTTGCTAGCTTCCACACCGAACTCAGGTGCGAACTCCACTGCGAGGCAGTACCGCAGAGCCTTCAAGAACCCTGGAGGCCCTGTTAGCACATCGCTCGCCGCGACAGGGAAGCTCAGGATACGGTTCATGGTCAGCGTCAACGGCATGGCAGCAGTCGGCACAGGCCACAGAGTAACGATGCCCAGAGGGAACTCGTTCACGTAGAGTAGGCGTTCCACGATAGGTTGTTTCATCGTCTTCAGGTTGATCTCGTTGTACTGCTCTTGGCTGATGACCTTGATGGGGAAGTCCACACCAGAGAAGTTGCAGTAGGCGTCGTCGATGTCCTGAGGCCGTGTAGTAACCCAGTTACCTGTCGGCCCGATGGTGTACACGGACTGATTGGCAACGGTGTTGAACGTCTGGTTGCTGGAACCCCAGACCGACAGAGTTTCTGTGGACCAGTTCTCCAGCATGTCGTTGAGCACCAGCAGACCATCGTTGACTTCATCAGCCGTTGGGGTCTCGCCAGTGGCGATAGCGCCGATAAGACGCATGGATGACCGTATGAGGTCAGAGACGATGATACCGCTAGGCATATGTGCTCCTTAGACGAACGGGTAGACAGTGACGCGGATGAACGCACCAGCACCCTGAGCATTGATGCCATCTGCGTTGGTAGCACGCACGATCAGGTAGCGACCCATCGGAGAGAAGCAGCTTGTCTGAGGAGTAGTGATGGCCGCAGAAATAGCTCCGAATGTGGTCGCCCACGTGTTGTTCAACTGCACGTCAGTGGTGGCGTTGAACGCAGCGTCATCAGAGCTGAACACCTGTACGGCGGACAGACCGCTGGATGGACCAGCAGGCACAACGCCTACCTGAACCACGTTGTACTGATCCCAGTTAGGACCTAGGTCGAAGATCGCGATAGCAGTGGCAGACAGAGCCAAGCCAGCGATATCACCAGAAATCCAGCCGAACTGTGTTCCGCCACCTGCAATGGCGTTCTGCCCACTGCGCATGTTCAAGATTGAGGGGTTTGGTCCAGGCATTTGAGCCTCCTATGTGGTTAAAACGTCGGGGCGAAGGGCAAAAACATCGTAAGGCACGTTTTTGGCCCCCTGCCTAGGGGCTGGCATAGGGTTTGGGGCCATTGCAGCCCCAAATCCAGCCATTTAGATACCGATGGTATCGGGGTTACTTGCCGTTCTTGGCACCGAGAGCCAGCTTTGCAGCCTTCTCAGCTTCGGCTGCGTCGGCTTTCGCCTGAGCAGCAGCTTCTTCAGCGAGGGCGAGCTGTTCAGCATCCCAGTCTTCGCGAAGTTGCTTCTCTTCCGTCTCGTCTTGAACGAGTACAGGGCCGATACCGGGTGCGCGAGTGATCCATTTGGGGTACATGGTGTATCTCCGTATGTTGATGAAGTGTTGGCGAGTACTCGAGGCGTGGCAGTGGTGGTACTCCAAGGGCTTAAAAGCTGCCCTGGAGTACCACCACTTGAGCCATTCCAGAGGTTAGTTGTTGTTGTTGTTGGTCATTCCACCGAATGGACCCAACACAGCCCAATCAACCGCGACAGCAGCCGTTGCAGCAGCGTTCAGGGTGATGGTCACGGAGCCAACAGCAGGCGCGATACGGGTGACGTACAGCGCAGATGCGTCAGCAGCAGCGTTCGACAACACGGCGCTGAACTTGGTTTCTGCGGTGAACGCTGGGTTCGTGATAACCACAGAAGCTCCAGCAGCCGCGATACCTACACGACCTCCAGGCATCGTGGTTGTCACAGCACCAGGAGTCACAGGGCCTGCCGAGTTGGTGCCCAGACCTTGCGCGATGAGGGCAGCTTCGACGGTGGTCGGGAGCTGGACGATGGTTCCGGCGTTGTAGCCACCATAAGAACGGGAAAGAAGAATCATGATATATTCCTTGAAGAGTTGGTAAGCCGATCAGTGGGAGCCGAAGCCCCCACTTGTCATCAGGTTGCGTAGATGGTAGCCAGCTCGGGGTAGGTTGCAGCCCATCCGAACAGTACGTCAAGACGCATGATGCTGTTGTCGTTCACACCGTCGTAGAACTCGGTGACCTTCACGGTGAAGCCCTTGTAGGTTTCCTGAGCCACGTCGATCACGCCCTTGCCACCAGGAGGAGCCCACATTGGCACCATCGCCAGAGTGAAGGCGTCCTTGTGGAAACCAACGTTCGCTTGATACGAGCCAGAGGCAGTACCGAAGATAACGAAAGGCGCACCAGTGGTAGGCGAGGCAGTCACGTTCTGGAACGCGCCAGAGGTAACGATCGCAGGGCTGATCGGGATGGAGGTTGCGCCACCTGCCACGTCAGCAGTCACGGTGAACTGAGCCAGCACGCCAGTGGACACACGGGACTGAGGGTTGACCGCGAACACACCGGGGAGGGTGATCTTGGAACCACGAGTGATCGTGCCGCCAGTAGCCACAACAGTCACCGAAGCACCAGTCTGGTTCGCACCGTTGATGTTGGTGCCTGCAACAGCTTGCGTACCGTTCACGTGTGTGTCAACGTTCTGGTCCATGGCGTAAGCCAGACCCAGTGAGTCAACCATCATGCCGGAGCCGAACTGCTTGCTGATTTTGTCCTGACCATTGAACAGACCTGCGAAACCAGTGATGGTTGCAGCGTTCAGGGCAGGCCCCATGATCAGACCACGCTGTTTGTCACGAGGAGCAGCCATTTCATCCAAGCGCTGGTTGATACCAGTGATGGCACCGAGGGCCAGAGCTTGGGTGTTGGGCAACGTACCGGGAGTGCCGATGGTGTTGAACGTTGCCTGACGAGCCAACTGCAGACCCTGACGGTCAATCTCGTTGGCTACCGTTGCCATAGCAGCTTGCAACTTGTCTTCGAGCTTCTGCAGCGACAGAGTGCGCTCGAAGCTGGTGAAGTTCAAGTCCGTACCGCCTTGGGACAGGGTCAGCGGGATGGTGGTTTCCACGGTTGCCTGAGGCACTGCCACACGACCAGAACGGTACGTGTAGCGTGGAGGACGTTTGATGTTGATGGTTTGACCAGGAGAGTAGCCACGGGACTGGTTGCCCGTGAACTCATCTTCCCAATCGCGATTGACCATGCCTGCGAAAGCAACCATGTTCTCCAAGATCGCCAGCGATTCTTTCGCGACGATGGAGCAGGTGACAAGAGTATTCGTCATGTGAATGACCTTTCAAAGATGTTGTAGTGCTATCGCGCCCAACGAGCACCCTGTGACTTACGCTGAGCCATGTACTCATCCATGCTAGCGTTGGCTAGTGCTGGTTGAGTGGCACGACCCTGCGACACATTGGCGTTCGCGGGAGCGGGTGTAGTGCTGAGCTTCTTGCTCGGCACCGCCGGAGTAGTCTTGGTCGGGAGCGTGGCTTCCAGCTTGCCGATCTCGCGAGCAGCTTGCGTGGGGCTCATGCCGTTGAGGCTCTGCAGCACTTCCGGGTTCTTGGCGAAGTGGTAGGCCAGCTCGGGTCCCCGATCGCTCTCCATGATCGCTTCGCCTACGTGGTTAGCTATGGGAGTGTCCGAAGACCCCACCACGGCATCGTAGTCTGGCATCACAGCGCGTGCGGCGACTTGGCGTTCAGCGAAGGTCTGGGTGCGAGTCTCAACAACCTTACGGCTGCTGTCCTGCTCCATACGCTTCGCCACTGCCTGTTCGGCCTTCCAATCTGTCAAGGCTTCAACGTATTCACCGTAGTCGTCGTACTTGTCTGGGGTAGGCTTGATGGGCGCAGCCGGAGCCGATTGTTGCGCCTGACCCTGTTGAGCGATTCCTCGCCAGTACGATGCCTCGCGCTCAGCCTCACGGCGAGCACGGGTGAGTTCGTCGATACGAGGCTGAACGCCTTTGAAGCGTCCCTTCTCGTCCCGGTCGTTCTGCTGCCCTTCCTCGGCGTGCTCTTCGACCTTAACTTCTTCGGTTTGAGCTGCTTCAGCGTTGGTGGCCTGTTCGACCTTGTCAAACGAGATTGTCGTTGACGCGATCTTCGGGGTCTCCACTACTTGCGTAGCGCTTGGCTGCTCGACTTGTGTGGTTTCTTGCACGCTCATTGCGCGATCTCCGGCCCGGATTCAGCCACTCCGGTAGGGGCACCCTGTTGCGCCTGATCTGCAGGGGGGTATCCTGCAGGACGAGTAATCTGTTGAGGGGCATTCTCACCGTTCTCGTAAAGGTCTGCTGAGACATCGGCCACCAGTGCTTGAGGAGGCTGCATCTTGGCGAGCAGCATCTGGATCATGCCCTTGAGCTCTTCCACGTCCTCACGGTTCTCGGCCTGTATCTTGGCTACCTGTATCTTGGCATCAGCGTCGATGTGCGCCTTCTCAATGCCGTTGTTGGCATCAATGAGTTGCTGGTTGAGCTGCTGCATCTGCTGGTCCATCTGTGCCAGCATGGGACCGACTTGGTCCTTCGGCATTGGACCCTTCGGCGTGTCAACCATGTTGGCATCAGCACCACCCTCTTCACCGCCTTCGTCATCACGCAGTTCCTTGGGTATGGTCTTCTCGATGCGATCAGCGATCTCCTCAGACATAGGCCAATCCATAGAGCGCACCACCTTGTCACCAGCGATGTCCATCATCTTAGGCCAGCTCTTGGCAGTGGAGATCATGCCATCCACCGCTTCCTGACGCAGTGTGTCGTAGCTCGGACCAACGGCGATAGTCACCCCGTAGTTGGCTACACCAGACATGTCGTTCATCAGCTTCTGCACTGCCTCACCTGTCTCGGTCTGCTCGGTAGTGGGCTTGTTGATCTCGACAGACTTGACCTTGCCATCCATGCCCATGATCTGCATGGTGCGTGTACCGTCGTACACCTTCGGCCACATGTTCAGGATGCAGCGACCCACATGACGGAGCGTGGTGTTCAAGTTGTCTGTGTAGTGGTAGTTGGCTGTTTCACCCTGCCGATCACGGCGACCGATAGCCACACCCGAGGTCTCGTTGGAGCGTGCTCCCAGCGAGGCATCAAACATACCTGTAGTGCTCTTGATGTCGTCGCTGGCGTGCGCTGCCATTGCCAGTACACCAGTGGGTACGTCTGCCATGTGCTGACGCTGGGGAGGGGGTGCAAGCTGTCCAGCAAGGGTCTTAGGCTTGTACTCCAGGTACGGGAAGGAACGCACGTTGGCTTCACGCCACTTGGACTCATGGCCCTCGAACTGGCCTTCAGCACCGATGAACGGGGCCTTGGGTATGAGTCCGACTTGCTCCGTAGCGCTGGTCATCCAGAAGTTGTACATGCGTGCAGGGTCCTTCGCGTTGCGAATCATACCGCTACGATACACCCTGCCATCCAGGTCAATCTCATCACCCACCACTGGGAACACTGGGATCCACTTGCATGGGATGTCGGCACGCTCCAGGACTTGGGTAGCACTGAGCTTGAACCACTGCACTGTTGGGCGCAAGCTCTTACGCGTCTTCACCACTGTGACGCCTTCAGGCATCTCGAGCAGCTTGTCCTTGTACCCACTCTCACCGTTGCTGAGCAGCACCACGTCCACCGCCTCGTTGTGGATACGGTAGTATTCAGCCACACGTACTTCGGTAGCGGTAACCCAGTCACTAGAACGGTCACCAATGCCACGCACTACGCTGAAGTCGCATGGGTCAGCATCAGGGTGCTCCAGCACGAACTCGGTACGTGGTTGCTTCGACGACAGGATACACCACTGCTGGTCAGAGCCATCAATCTCAACAGAACCGGGGTCCATGTACACGGTGAACGGGTTCCGTATGCGCTTGAACCGTATCTCTTGGTCGAAGCTGTCAGGCGACTCGTAGCCAGTCACCAAGCGGAAGTACCCGAAGCCGATGGCTGCTGCACTGTTCACCGCTGTGTCCTTGGCTACATCGGCGTTGCTGGCGTACTCGATGTGGCGGATACCACCTTGCACCACTTCAGCGACCTTCTTGTCTTCGTCAGACGTGGGGTACACCTTGATGCTCGGTACGTTCTGACGCTGACTGTTGGTCACCTGATGCAGTGATGTGGGCAGCTTGTTGATGGTGAGGCAGGGTCGGCCATCCAACGCACGCTGTTGCTTGATGCGCTCATCCCACTGGTCGCCCTTCAGGAAGGCAAGATCGTCAAGACCGTTGGTACGGTTCTCGCCATCTGCTGCCATGCTGATGCGCATGCGGTCCATACACTCGGCAATGATGGCGTCATCATCTTTCGTGTCGGCCTGCTTGTCGTGGTCGACTTGGGTCTGGTCTGGGGTGCTGCTCATTTGATGCTTTCCTTGTAGAGGGCTTCGGTTATGGGTGTGAGTTGCAGAGCTTGTGGTGTGCCGTTGACCATGCGTGCCATGAGGGTCATGGGCTCCCGCTGGATAACGTGGAAGCCGAAGCTACGTGCGTACCAGTCTTCGAGCTGTTGCTTGCTCAGGTTGATGTTGTCACCGTATGGTTGTGGCGTGAGCACCAGCACGAGGTTCGCTGCATCAGCCTCACGGCACACCTTGTGGATGAGCGTGGTCATGTAGCCCTTACCCTGCTGCTCGAAGGGTGTCTCCACGTTCACCAGCTCACGAGTGGTCTTCTGCAGTGCAGGGGGCAGCGCTGGACACTGACGAACCCGCAACTTGGCAGGCCCAACAGAACGATCTCCGGTCTTCATATACATTCCTTTCGGTTAGGTCATCCAGCCACCAGCACTCTGTGCGATGCCAGCATTCTCACGCTCTTCCAAGCGTTCACGGATACGGGGTTCTTCGGTAGCTACCACACCTATGCGGAAGGCGTCAGCAGCGTGGGAGGCCCAATTGTGCAAGGGTCCGAGACTTATGCCACGCTTCTCATCAACCTTCTCTTGGTACTGCTTCAGTGCGTCTAGGCCAGTGCTGGTCTTGCGCTTGTCAAACCACATGCGGTTCATGGTCATGCGGACAGCGTCGATACCATCCTTCACTGGGATGTTGGGTGCTACCTCGAACTCGATGCCCAGCTTGGAGGCAGTCTCGATGCGTGACTTGCCTGTGCCTATCTCACGATGCATGATGTCGTGTGGACCCCAATGCTTCCCGTATAGATAGCCTCGATCAGTGAGCACACCAGCGTAGTGGTCCAGGCCGAAGCCTGCTGCTTCGTAGTAGTCGATGACGCGTATCTCTTTGCCCACGAGCTGCACGAACCAGATGACCATGTTGTCGCTGATACCCAAGTCCCACCACGTGTCCACCTTCACACTCTTGTCGTATGGCACGCTGGTGATACGACCATCGAACTCAGCGTCAGCCAGCTCCTTCGCGTAGTAGGCACCAGTGATGGCTGCGTCGAAGTCACACTCGAACTCCTGCAGGTACTCGTTGGTAGGCATCAGCTTGCGTAGACGAGCCAGCTCTGCCTCGGGGAGGATACCCGTCTGGCTGGCCTTCAGCACCTGGATGAACCACTCTGGTGCCACGCTGAGCAGGTTGTTGGCATCGTTGTCAGCCAGAGCACGCTTGTACGTGGCACCCAGGAGGTTGCCCCATCCTTTCGGCGTACCGCTGATATCCAGCCATCCTTCACGGTCAGCAAGGCTTGGGATGATCACCGACGTGAGTACGCTAGGTGCAATGTCTTGACCCTCGTCAGCCACCACGCCATCGAAGTACAGGCCACGCATGCGGTCAGCGTTCTCAGCACCGTACAGGCGAATGACCGCGTTGTTGTGCGGCATGGTGATGGACAGCTCAGACTCATTGCGCTTCGCCTTGTATGGACCCTTCACGTCCAGGATGGCCTGTGAGTAGTGCTTCAGGTAGTTCCATGCAATGTCCTTAGCCTGCACGAAGTAGGGAGCTAGGTAGCCGAAGCGAGGGTCAGGCTTCTCACATGTGGCAGCAGCACGCACCAGCTTGTTGATACGTGCTACGGTCTTGCCAGCACGACGGTGAGCCACGCTCATGGCGAAGCGCTCTGGTGCCTTGTGGTATGGCAGGAATGCAGAGCGAGGGCTGTAGGGGATGGTTACGACCTTCAGGTCCGGCGTTGGCTGCTTCGTGGTCATGGGGGTGAGGGGGTAGTGTAGGGTTGATGGATACCGAGGCTGCTAGCCGATACCGATGGTAGCAGGTTGCGACCCATCAACGCACGGACGGTCCAGCACCAGCGTGTTGAGGCTGCTCCTGGGAACCACGGGATAGCGTGATGGTTCACTCTTCACCCTGCCACTTGAATGCAATGGTGAAAGGCTTGCCATCGTCAGGGTTCTTGAGCTCTATCTGGGCTATCCGTGCGTGGATGTACGGTGCGCACTTCTCAGCGTAGGGGAAGGCAGCGATGGAGCCTCCTTGCGTGTACGCCTTGCGCATAGCCATCATCATCACGTCCAGAGGCGTGGCGTCTTTGGGTAGAGCAGAACCATCGCGTCCTTCTTCGACGAAGCGCTTGCCTTCTGCTATCTCGTTGGCTATCTTCTTCGAGCGTCGTGTGGCTGGAGCGCTGTTCGCACCTTTCGGGGCACCTGCACCAGCACGAGCTCCTCCATGGCCTGGAGCAGCGGGTTTTCGTGGAACGACCTCCGAGGCCTTTCCGAGTGGTCTGGGGTTCTTCATGATAGGGTTATTCAGTAGAGATGATTTCAAGGTGCCTAGTGTCGCGTGCCGTGTGTGTGCTCGCAGAGAACAGAAGAGTGCGAAAGAAACACCAGACACCGAATATATTGAACTAGGTGAATATACTGCCTAGTCCCGCATCTCGGACAGTAAGATAACCGTGTTGTTTGAATAAACCACATTGGAGCGTGTGAGTACTCAGGTAGCGCAGTGGTGGTACTCCACGTGCTTAAAAGCAACGTGGGAGTACTCACCGCCTTATGGGTGGTCTAGGGAGTACTCCCGTGGAGCACCTGAGAGTACCCACGTTGATGGTTGCGAATAGCCAAAAGACCCTCCTCCGAGAGACAAACCAGGACCCGTTTGTGGCTAATTCCCTTCAGCAAAACATATCCGTTTGCAAGAGCATAACCAACGGCAACGTGCATATGTGGTTCCATGATTATGCAGCGCTGACCGTGTTGGTCTGTTGGTAGGCCAGCGAGCAACTCAAGTAGTTCTTGCATCACTTGGCTCCTTTGGACTGTTGCTTCAGGTACTGCTTACCCACACGGGTGAGTTCGTGGAGCCTGCTACGGTTAGGGCCATCCGTGATGTCCACGTAGTCCTGCTCAGCGCACCACTCCAGCACCTGCTTCATCAGCGCTGGCTTGCTGTTGAGCTGTGCGCTGACTTGGTTCTGGCTGACTGGTCCGTCGTGGTCGGCAAGCGCCTGGAGCACTCGGGCTGACCATGCGCGTATGCGCTTGAGGGTTTCTTCCTGCTTGATGTTTTCACGTGCCTCCACGATCTGCGTGCTGTCCAGCTTGGTAATCTCGGGGCGAGGTATGAGCAGCCTGCCCTGACGCTCGAATATCTGTAGGGGCATGGGAGCACTGTAGTTGTTCTTCACATGCTTGCACACCACGTACTTGGAAGACGTCTCGTGGTCAGCAGGCAGTCCGTATGCGGGTGCATCCTTCACAGGCATGGACACCATAGCCACTACAGAACGTGCGTTGTCGGCGAAGCTGCTGGCACCACGCAATGAACCTTGGTTGATGTCGTCCAACTGTGCCCACGACCCTGCCTTGTTCATGTGGTGCAGCACGATCACCGCGCAGTGTGCGTGCTTGGCGATGTAGCCTAGCGTCTGCATGTAGGTAGCCATGTCAGCGATGTCGTTCTCCTCGAGCTGGTGCGTGTACACAGCAGGGTCAAGCACGAGGGCACGCATGTTACGGGACTTCAGCCAGTCCACAAGCCACTGCACTCGAGGCGACCGTTCTGGTGGTCCGAAGCGTTCTGGCTTGGTGAGCAGGAGCCACGCTGTTGTCTCATCGTCCGCTGAGTACATGAACAGGTTCTTGCGCACCGTGCCGTTGACGTCATGTAGCATGTCGAAGGTGCCGTTGTCAGCTTCGGCCAGCGCACCTGTTATGGCTAGGAGACGCCCACGTAGGTCGTTGCTGTCATCTTCGTAGGATACGAACAGGCTGCGTAGTGGGATGCGTGGCTGGAACCCACACCATGCTTGACCCATAGCAGCGTGGACCAGGATGTGCAGCATCAGCATGGACTTGCTCACACCGCCGGGTCCACCCAACACGGTGACCTTACCCACGGGAGCGAAGCGCTCTATGGCCCACTCACGCTCAACGTGTGGTGCGTCCAACAGAGTGCTGATGTCTGCCTTGTTGTCGAACGTATCAAAGTCATCCATCACGCCAGCTTGGGTCTGCTGGTCTTGGGTGAGGTGCCCGTTGTCTTTCAGCCAGCGCACGAGGCTTGCGTAGGTCAGGTGAGCGTGCCCATGCTCGTCAGGGCCAGTACCCATGCACTTGACTGCTGGGCGCGGGTTGCCATCGAAGTGCGCTTCGTAGTAGGCGGTCTTGGTTTCGTTGGTGGTGGTGTGCAGCTCCACGAATGGGCAGGTGATGAAGTGCATACCCTTGTGAGCAGGGTTCTCGCGAAGGTAGATGCCAGCTTGCTTGATGGCCTGCAGGATGAAGTCAGGGCGCTCGTCAGGGATGTCTGCTGGTGTGCCTGCCTTGCGTTCCTTGGATGTAGTGGGCTTCTGTGGTGCCCACGCCTTACCCTTCACGTACCACTGCTTGAACTCGCTGTCCTCCAGCTTGGCAGGCATATACATCGGCTGACTGAGGGTCCAGGACTTGTCGTCAAGCCATTCGTCGATACCTAGCTTCTTGGCTGCATGGTGCGTGGTGGCTTTCAGCGTGGCTGTAGCTGCTGAGCCTTCTATGAACCGTCCTAGGGGAAGTACCACACGGTAACGGGGCTGCTCTGGTGTGTGGCTGATACTGGTGTAGACCCACCCTTCACCGCCTAAGTCACGGAGCTTCTCAGCGATGTCTGCTGGTGCTGGTGGAACGTTGGGCGTGTCTGGCGTCTGCTCGATGTCCAGTGTGATAAGCGTGCGGTGAGTGACGTTGTCGTCTCGACGCTGGGGAGGGTCCATCACTGCGCCTACGAAGTACGGTAGACTCATCTTCAGTTTGCTGCGCTTTGCCTTGGGCATAGCGTGGTAGTCTTCTACCGTGTAGGGTAGCTCGACAGGCTTTTTGTGGTGGAGGTATAGCTGGTGCAGGGTAGCGTTGTCTGGAGAAGATGTAACGTGTTTGTTGGTCACGCCACCTTCACGCACGACGCTGTAAGGCGTTGCTGTCATGAATGAATCCTAAGTTGAGGGAGGGGCTATTGTAACCGGGTGCTCCATGGAGTACTCACTGAACCACCGGGATACTGTCGGTAGCGCCATGTGTGGCAAACTACGTCCCGTTGCGCTGCTGTAGGCCAGTGGCTTTGGTTCCTTTCACACTCCTTTGGTAAATGGCCTGCTGTAGCGCAACAACCCTGTTTCATGTTGTTGTCATTTGTCTCCCTTGGTCGAGCCGAAAGCTCGATCTTCAAGCCCCCACTGGTGCAAGCCTCTGGGGGCTTCTTTTTCGCCTGCTGGTCATGAATAACCCTACATCTTGATAAGTCTTTGCGAAAGGTCTTGGAAGGAGTCTTGAAAACCTCGACATTAACTCATCAACAACGTTTTTCAAGGAAATCAATCATGTCTATCAAGCTCGTCCCCACCTTCGTTTCTTCCAACATCGAAGCTGCTGCAGAAGCCCTGTTCAACGCTAACCGTGCTCGTCCTTGCGCCTGCTTCACCCAGTCCGGTGAGGCTGTTGTGTGCAGCGCTCGTACAGCTCGCAAGAACGGCTGGACCATCGTGGCTCGCACCTGGAAATAATCATCAACCCCACTGAAAGGAACTTTATCATGGCACGCTTACTCACCATCACACCGAACAAGACCTATGCTACTGAAGCCAACGCTGTCAAGGCTGTTGAGAAGGTGGCACCAGCTTCCGACAACGACGGCATGATGTACTTCATCCAGCGCACGCCAGAGGGCAGGTTCTTCCCCGTGTTCTTCGGCAACCTTGCTGTCGAGCAACGCATGTTCATGCACTTCAACGTGGTGGCCTAAATGACTCGCATCAACTGTGTCCCAGTGCAAGAGCTGCATGACAAACATCTGGGGGCCGAATACCGGGAGCTCCCCCGTGTCTTCAAGCTGGCCTACGCTGCTTACCAACGGGGTGAAGACCCTGCTACGTACCCACAAGAGTACCTGCTAGGCAAGGGTCATGTGAAGTTCTTCTACGCTCGACTGGAGTGGCTTGCGCAACGGTTCGACGCCATCTATCTTGAGATGCGTAGCAGGGGCTGGAGCCCTCAATATTCCAGCGTGCCTGCCTTACCCCGAATGCCTGCTAGCTGGTGGCAGTGCTGGCACCCCACACCAGAGGCCCTGGAAGCCAACAGGCAGCGCATCAAGGACCGCATGCCTCAAGCGAAAAAGTCAGGATTGGCAATAGGTTAAAATACCCACGTGAAAGGAACCGTGCTATAAGGCCGGATACCCTTTCACGGACACAACATCAACGTGAAACAAGGAACCATCAACATGTCAGTTTACAAGCTCCCCGAATACAAGCAACACCCTGTAGCCCTTGCACTCATGCCTGGAGGCATGGACGACACCGAGTTCGACGCCTTCTGTGCCGACGTAGAAGAACGTGGTATCCTATTCCCTGCCTCTCTGTACGAAGGTATGGTGCTGGATGGGTGGCACCGTTACCGTGCTGCCAAGCGTACAGGTAGTGAGCTGAAGTTCATCGAGTACAAGGGTAAGGACCCCGCTGGTTACATCGCCTCCTGTAACGTGCTGCGTCGCAAGCTCAGCAGCCTGCAACGTGCGCTCGTAGGGGCACGCCTGCACCGCGACCACGGTATCACCCAGCGTGAGGCCTGCAAAAAGCTGGGTATCTCCAACGAGGTCATCACCCTGCTGCTGAAGACCATAGACAGCCGCAACACCAAGCTCATCAAGCGCATCGAGACCGAGGCAGACTTCACCCGAGGTATGCTCAAGGAAGAGCTGGAAGATGCTGGCCTGTTGCGTGCCAAGCCCAAGACGGATGTGGACGTGAGTACCCTCACCAACAGCGTGTTCGACATGGGTCGTACTGGTGGTGTAGCACGTGATACCGATGGTACCGAAGACGACGAGGATGGCGAAGACCCCATCAAGTGGTTGCCCGATACAGGCAAGGGTCTGAAGGCTGACCAACGTGCGGCACGCAAGCCCAAGGAAACAGCAGCGATGATGCTCTCAGAACAGTTCCGTGCGCTCATGGCTGACGAGCGTGAGTCCTTCATGCAGATGATCTGGCCTATCGCCCGTAGCATCGTGGTGGCTGCTGAGTGGGGTATGGACTTCCCCAAGGCAGCAGATGACTTCAAGGACGCTGTGGTGACTAAACGCAAGCCAGCACTCAAGGTGGTAGCGGATACCCCGCTGAAGGCCCTCACCCGTGCCAGCAAGAAGGCAGCGACAGCCTAAATGGACCCCCTGCATCGTGCAGCCATGCGGGTAGCCCACAAGTACACCGCATCGCAATTGGACAGGCAAGGACAGACGCTGTACGATGCCTGCCCCTCTGTGAAACCAACATGGCAACAGATAGGGGAAGTCACGAAGAGCGTGTGGCGCGACAAGGCTGCACTCAAGATATCAGGGCACCCGTGCTGGTGGAGTATCAATCCAGACGGTGCCACGACAATTTACCAAGCCGCTAGCAGCCCCGGCATTCGGGCTGCAATTCAGGAGTGTTTGAACATGAGTATCAATAGCAAGAAGGTCGCGGAGCAACTCGACATCATCAGCGAGGCTTTCATGGCATTGGCTGGCACCTTTCGATCTGGTGGAAGCGATGCAGAGAGTGAAGGAGTCGATGGAGAGGCTGCGAAACCTGTACGGGGAGCCAAGTCTACCCCCAAGCCAGCAACCAAACCCGCAGCGAAGAAAGCGCAAGCGGAACAGGACGAGCTGAGCATCGACGACGTGCGCACCAAGCTCAAGGAACTGGTGGAAGCCAAGGGCAAGGAAAAGAGGGTTGAAGCACTGGAATCCGTTGGGGCTGGCAAGCTGGCCGACGTGGACGAAAGCCAGTACCAAGAGCTGGTGGACAAGGCGCAGGAATTCATCGATGAAGAAGACGAGCCTGCACCCAAAGCCAAGCCAGCAGCCAAGGGCAAAGCGAAGAAGGCAGGCCCCACACTGGACGACGTGAACGAAGCAGCCAAGGCCCTCATTGCGGCCGACAAGCCAGCGTACCTGAAGCTCTCCAAGAAGTTGGGCAAACCCAGCGAGATGGAAGAAGACGACTACGCTACTGCCATCGCCGCTTACGAACAGGCCATGCCTGAAGATGCTGATGGCGGTGACGACGACCTGCTGTAATCCTGCAGCTAGGCAAACTCGGGGGCTCAGGCCCCCATACTTTTCTGGAGATATCACATGAAGACGTATATTGGAACGAAGGTGTTGCGTGCCACACCCATGAACCGCCTCGAGTACAACAACGTGCGTGGCTGGACCCTGCCTGCTGACGAGAACGGTGCTGACGAAGGCTACTTGGTCGAGTACACTGATGGTGGTAAGCCCAACACCACGACTCACGCTGGATACGTGTCCTGGTCGCCAAAGGAACAGTTCGACCGTGCGTATGTCGAGACCGACCCGACGAACCCGCTGGCCATGGAACTGGACGCCTCCGTTGCTACATTCATCAACGCTATGCGCAAGGACCCTGACTATGCTTGGGCGTGGCACTGCAACATCGCCATGTCTGCGTTCGACGCGGGTTGCCCTCACGGTGTTGCCAACGAAGGTGCAGCTCGGTTCTTGCAACTGCTGGCAGGCGTGGACACTCGCCAACATCCCGGCTTCGCGCCTACGCAGACGCCTGTCACTGCAACGCTCGAGCAAGGACTGAACGGTACGTGTGCTGCTGACCTTGCGCACGTCCGTATCGTCGGTGAAGACACTGGCCTGACAGACTGATATGAAGCACGCCATACTCAGCCCGAGCGCGTCTCATCGCTGGTTGGTGTGTCCAGGCAGCGTGGAAGCCAACGTGGGTAAACCATGGGAGCAGAGCATCCACGCGCTGGAGGGCACCAGTGCGCACGCGCTCCTGGAGGTCTGCCTCCGTCTAGGTGCGCAGCCAGAGGACTTCTTCGGTGACACGCTGGAGCCAGGACACATGCCTGTCGACGAAGGCATGACCGACGGTGTTGGCTACGCGCTGGACTACGTACAGGCTTACGTGGCGAACAACCCCAAGACCAAGGTGCTGGTGGAGCACACCGTTGCATTCGGTGCAGCCATCGGAGCCACTGATGAAGAAGGCTTCGGCACGAGCGACATCATCTTGGACAACTACCCGACCGAGTGTGTAGTGCTCGACTACAAGCATGGCGTCGGCATCAGCGTGTCGGTCAAGGACAACAGCCAGCTCCTGCTCTATGCCGTGGGTATGCGTGCTCAGCGTGGTAGATACCAACGGTATCGCAAGGTGGTGGTTCAGCCTCGTCTGGCCAAGCGCAAGCCAGTGCAAGAAGCACCTGCCATGACCGACGTCAAGGTGATGCAGTGGGTAGACAAGGTGGTGCGTCCGGTGGTACCGCTTGCGCTGGGCAAGGGTGCTCCCCGTGTGGCTGGTGCGCACTGCCACTACTGCGCAGCGAACGGTAACTGCGAAGCACAGTACAAGCTCGTGATGAAGAAGGCACAGGAGGAGTTCTCATGAAGCCCGGTTCCCTCACACCCAAGCAGATAGCCCAGATGCTGGACACACTGGCGATGATGGAGAAGATAGGCGAGGCTGTACGAGAGCACGCCATCAAGCTGGTGCATGCTGGCACCGTCATCCCCGGATACGAGGCCTGCACCACGAACGCCAGACGCATGTGGAAAGACGAAGAAGCAGCCAACACCACGCTGGAGGAGCTGGGTCTTGCCAAGCGCGAACGGTACACGGTGGAGCTCCTTAGCCCTGCCCAAGCTGAGAAGCTGCTACGTAGCAAGAAGCTCTGGCCCAAGAAGGTGCGTGGCAGTGCTGGTGACGACTTCACCGACCCACTGAAACCAGTTGTCGGCTACACGGAGACCAAGCCTAGCATCCGCAAAGCCAGCACTGAATCCTGAAACCCAAGACACTTCAGTTGTGCGTGGCAATGCCACCGAGATAACAACGTCGGCGCTTTGATAGAATCCTCAGTGCCTGGAAGGTCTCTTCCGTGACGTACCTCCTCAGTGCCTGTTCTAACGAACACGCCACGCACACTATCCTCAACTAACCTGAAAGACCACTATGGCTTCCAACCGACTCCATTCCCCCGAGGGCACTGCCCGCTATGTCAACGTACTCATTCCTCGTGCACGCAAGGATTCCAAGGGTGTTGTGTCTGGTGACCCCAAGTACCAGATCACTCTGATCTTCGACGAGGACACCGACGTCAAGGCCATGAAGCGTGCAGCACAAGAAGCAGGCATCGAGAAGTTCGGCCCCAAGTTCCCCGAGCTCGTGAAGAAGGGCAAGATGAACTGGCCTTTCGTTGACAACGCAGACAAGGTTGACGACGACGACAACCCAATCCCCGGCTTCGAGAATCCAGGCTGCTCTGTGGGCTTCAAGTCCAAAGACAAACCCGGTATCGTGGACGCTGACGCTGAGCCGATCATGGACAAGTCGGAAATCTACGACGGTATGCGTGCCCGTGTTTCGTGCCGTCCGTTTGCCTACGACAACGAGTCCAAGGGCGTGGCCTTCTACCTGATCAACGTGCAGAAGCTGGACGACGGTGATCGTCTGTCTGGTGACCCTGCTGCTGAGGACGACTTCAAAGCAGCCAAGGGCAAGAAGGCTGCACCCAAGAAGGCTTCCCGCAACGATGAAGACATTGACGATTTGCTCTAGAATGTGAGCACACCGCGCCTCAGGGTTCTGGGGCACCTCAACCTAACCAAATGGAGTATTTCACATGAGCAAAGCAAACGATATCGATGACCTGTTGGGTGACGCACCTGCAACCAAGGCGAAGAAGGCTCCTACAGCCAAGAAAGCTGCGCCCGTAGCTGAAGCCAAGCCTGCGAAGAAGGTAGCTGCCAAGGCAGAGCCTGAAGCTAAGGTCAAAGCCCCTGCCAAGAAAGCAGCCAAGGTCGAAGACGTCCTGGGTGAAGCCAAGGCACCTTCCAAGAAGGCCCCCATCAGCTTCGCTGAAGGCGAGCGTCAACAGATCGCCGATGCGGTGACTGCCCACTTCAAGCGCAGCAAGAAGGGCATCAACAGCAAGGACCTCGCAGCCAAGCTGGAAACCGAAACCCGCAAGCTCCGTGTCGTGCTGTACGCGCTGGTCGCCAAGGGTGTTGTGTCCCTCGAACCGGGCGAAAGCAAGGTCGCTGGCATGACCGTGTCTCCGGCCTAATAGCTGGCCTTCACCCTCGTGTGGCCCCGTTGGTATTCGTACCTCGGGGCCACAGTTACTTTCGGGAATACAAGATGACAGACATCGGACACTTAGACTTTGAGACGTTCTCAGAGATAGACATCCGCAAGGTTGGAGCGCACCGCTACGCACGGCACCCATCCACGGAAGTGCTGATAGCCTGCTACCAACTCCCCGGCATGCGTGAGCCAGAGGTCTGGTTGCCTCGCCAGGAAGCCCCACCAGCACGCCTAATGTCCTGGGTTAGGCAAGGTGGTAAGGTAGGTGCGCACAACGCAGCCTTTGAGCGTGCTGTGTGGCGCTGGTGCCTTCGCCGCATGCACCCAAGCGCACCCGAGATCAAGGATAACCAGTGGGTCTGCACCGCAGCCAAGGCAGCAGCATCCGGCCTGCCCCGTAGCTTGGAGAAGGCGCTGAAGGCTGCTGGCCTGGAGGTTGAGAAGGACCTGGAAGGTGGCAAGCTGATCAAGGTGTTCTGCAGCCCACGCAAGCCCACCAAGGCCGATGCACGCACACGGATACTCCCAGAGCAGGACACACGGTTCCAGCGCTTCATTGAGTATTGCCAGCAAGACGTTCGTGGCGAGGTAGCGCTAGACGAAGCCCTGCCAGACCTGATACCGCGTCAGCGTCGCATGTTCCTGCTGGACATGGCTATGAACGATCGTGGGTTGCCGATTGATATACCGTTGGTGCGCAAGGCACTCAAGGTAGTGAAGACGCTGGAGGAGGACATTGGTAAGCGTGTCAGCGCGTTGACTGGTGGTCTGAAGGCCACGGAAGTAGCCAAGATGATTGAGATGTTCGCAGAGCGTGGGCTTGACATTGCGAACATGCAGAAGAATACCATTGAGGAAGCACTCAAGGACACCAAGCTGGACGCTGGCACCCGTGCTCTGTTGGAGCTCCGTGTTGAGGCAGGCAAGGCCAGTACCAAGAAGCTCATCAGTATGATGGCTTGCGCTGACCCCGATGACTGGGTCGTGCAGGGAGGCTTCCTCTATCACGGTGCGCACACGGGTCGCTACGCTGGCCGACTAGTGCAGCCACACAACTTCATCCGGGGCATGCTCAAGGACCATCAGCGCGAGCTGGTGTTTGACCTGCTGGAGTACGAAGACGCTGACCTGTTCACACTGCTGTACGACAAGCCCATTGACGTCATCAGTCAGTGCATGCGTGGGTTCATCCGTGCTCCTTCGGGGTACGAGCTTGCAGTGGTCGACTATACGGCTATCGAAGCGCGTATCCTGGCATGGGTAGCAGGCGAAGAAACCATCCTGGCTGCATACCGCAAGGGTCTGGACGTGTACAAGGTCATGGCGGTGACGCTGTTCCGGCTGAAGGACGTGTCTGAGGTATCTGATGAGCAACGACGTATCGCCAAGAACTTAGTGTTGGGTTGTGGGTATCAGCTAGGTGGTGTGAAGTTCGTTGACTACTGTGCCAATGCTGGCGTCATCATCACAGAGGAGTTCGCCAAAAGCGCTGTGACCACGTACCGCAAGGGCGTCCCGGCCATCGTTGCAAGCTGGAAGACCGTGGAGAACCTTGTGGCTGGAGCCATCAGGCATCCAGGCACCGTGTACGAGGGACTGAAGTGCAAGTTCTACATGATGGAGCACTGGCTCTGCGTTGAGCTGCCCTCCGGCCGGAGCATCCGTTATCCGTATGCGCGCGCTGTGCCTGTAGAACGTTGGGGTAAGCCAGCGTATGAGATCAGCTTTCGCACCGAGATCAAGGGTCAGTTCGTACGCGAGAAGACCTACGGTGGCAAGCTGATTGAGAACATCGTGCAGGCCATTGCGCTCGACGTGATGCAGGAAGGCATGTTGTCCGCCGAGACCAACGGATACCCAGTCATCGGCACGGTACACGACGAGCTGTTGTCCCTGCGCAAGAAGGGCACGAGCAACGTCAAGGAGCTGGAATCGTTGGTCTGCAACGTGCCAGCATGGAGCAAGGGTATGCCTCTAGCAGCGAAGGGCTTTGTATGCGTACGGTATCGGAAAGACTAGCCACGGAAGACTCGGTAGAGAACCACTTGCGCAAGTTGGTGAAGACCATGCGTGGCCTGTGCATCAAGCTCAACCCATTCGGCGTGCGTGGTATCCCAGACCGCATCGTGCTGCTACCTGGAGGCATCGTGCTGTTCTACGAGCTGAAGCGTCCTGTTGGTGGCAGCTATGAGCCCTTGCAACTACGTTGGCACACGAAACTCTTGAAGATGGGCTTTACGGTACATGTGTGCCATACTAAGGTCCTTGTTGAACAATCCTTGAAGGAATATCATGTTGAAAGCTAAGGCGTATGTGATGATAGACGGTATGTGGGTGCAGGTGTATCCCGCAGACACGTGGCAGAGCTGGGTGTGCTACGGTGTGGCCTTCCTGCTGGTGTGTGCTACCGTTGGTATCTTGCTGTGAACGCACGTTGGTACACGACCCCACACAAGCGTAGACGCCTGCATATCGCCGAAGCTGGTGAACGTGGCTTCGTTGAGCATAAGGTGAAAGACGGGTTCTTTGACGTGTATGTGCAGCCTCAAGGTGTGGAGTATCGTCTGTCCCCACCGAAGAAGGTGCTCCGAACTAACTGCCTGTTCACCGCTATCGGCCATTTGAGGAGCACGTATGCTGCAACGTAAAGACCTTCGCAAGTACCAAGGCAAGGGCGTCGACTTCGTCAAGAAGCACCGTCGTGCTGGCCTGTTCCTGGACATGGGCTTAGGTAAGACTATCATCACGCTCACTGCTGCTGCGGACCTGCTGAGCGCTGGTGTGGTGAACAAGATACTGCTGGTGGCACCGCTGAGACCTGCTCAGGGTGTGTGGCGTCAAGAAGCGAAGAAGTGGCAACACACGAAACACCTGACGTTCAAGATGCTCACAGGCAACGAGCGTCAGCGCTTACTGGCGATTAACAGTAGCGCACAGATACACGTGATCAACGTGGACAACTTCCGTTGGCTGCTGAACGTGTTGCGTGGGCGTGCTCGCAAGTACGGATGGCCCTACGACATGCTCGTCATCGACGAGTCCAGCATGTTCAAGACACCCAAGAGCAAGCGCTTCTCATCACTGCGCTACCAAGTCAAGCGCTTCGACCGTCGTGTGATTCTGACTGGCACGCCTGCACCCAAGGGTCTGCTGGACTTGTGGTCACAGATATTCATACTGGATGAAGGCCAGCGTCTGGGTGCTCAAGTGGAGCGTTACCGTAGCAGGTTCTTCACACCGGGTAAGGAGCGTGAGAACGGGTCACGTACACAGTTCGGATATACGCCAGACCTCACCGCTGAGCAGCAGATCACCGAGCTCATCAGCCCACTGGTGCTCACCATGCGTGCCGAGGACTGGCTGGAGCTGCCTCCCACCATCAAGCAAGAGGTCTACGTTGATCTCCCACCAACAGCACGGAAGACGTATAAGCAGCTCGAGAAGGAGATGTTCCTTGAGATGGAGATGGGTAGCACCGAGGCCCTCAGCGCGGCGAGCTTGTCGTCCAAGTGCTGGCAACTAGCCAACGGGTTCATCTACCTGGAAGACGAAGCTGGTGCTAAGACATGGCAGGCAGTGCATGACGCCAAGATGGAAGCACTGCACGAGGTCATCGACGGTGTTGGTGGGAACGTGCTGGTGGCGTACTGGTTCAAGCCTGATCTGGCACGCCTGAAGAGCATGTTCCCCAAGGCACCAGCGATCGCCGACTGCAAGAACGAACGCATGCTAGCGAAGCTGCAAGACGAGTGGAACGCTGGTAAGCACCCCGTGATGTTCGTACATCCGCAAGGTGCAGGCCACGGACTGAACCTGCAAGGTGGTGGCAACACGATCGTCTTCTACAGCATGCTCTGGGGTCGTGAGTTCTACGCTCAGGTGATCGAACGCATTGGTGCAGCACGGCAGATCAGTACAGGACGCGACCACGTGATGGTGAAGCACATAATCGCACGAGACACCGTGGATGAGGTTATGTTGCAGACCCAGCGTGTGCGCCATGCAGACGAACGGGCAGTGTTCAAGATGCTCAAAGAATACCGCGAAGTCCAGGAACTCCTGGCATAGGCTTTTCATCAACCGATACCGTAGGTATCACAACAGGAGATAGACGTGAATGTAAAACCTTTGGTATCCACAGACCACACGGGTGACTGGCGTAAGTTCGCTAACCAGATGTTCAAGCTCGAGGACGCTGACCCCGGATACATGCTGTTGCGTCGCGCTGACCTACCACTGGCACAGAAGCTTCGCTACGTGCTGGCGTGGTGTACGTTCTACAATCCTGGTCTGGCAGCGCGTGCCAGTGACTTCCAGGGTGCCAAGTTCTATGAGTTCCTGCGCTACGTGTACCCGCATGCAAAGCGTGCTTCAGAGCGTCGGCACTTCCGTGGGCAGTCCGGGCTGAAGGCGTTGGCTCAATGGCAGTCGTTGTACCCCAAGCCTGAAGCCATGATCGAAGCCTGCTTCGCCTCGTCGTATCTACAGGTGCGCAAGAACATGTCCCACATGGCACAGATGGGCGACTACTTCTACTGGAAGCTGGCGGATATCCAAGACACGGTGATGGGCAAACCCGTGGACTTCACTGGCTGTGAGAAGTACATGCCGAAGGTACCGAAGCAGGGTGCTGACATGATCGGTGACATGGAGAACCTGTTCACGCTCGAGATCATCATGGGTGTGGTCACAGCACATGTGAGCAAGCTGGCCTATCCGGTGAAGGAAGGCCGCAAGCTGGCTCTGCAGGAAGCTGAGACCGTGTGCTGTGTGTTCAAGCAGCACGTGGTCGGCGACTACAAGTTCGGCTTCCGTAGTGCCAAGGCGTACAACAGGCTGAAGGGCATGGTTGCAGAAACACCTACGGCACAGAAGCTGCTTGATGGTCTGTACGCTGGTGGCATCTGGGACGAGCCAACGCTCGTAGAAGTAGCGAGTCACCTGTGACCACGCTGGTCTATGTGCATGGCACGAATGGGAGTGGCAAGAGCACCCTCGCCCGTGCTGTGCTGGCTGCTGGTGGTGGTGCGCAAGGCGTGTCCAAGCTGGTGCATAGCCCCAAGGCTACCTGGACGCACACTGGGACCGCTGGCGTGGTTCTGGCTGGCAAGTACGGCAACGCTTGTGGGGGTGTAGACGGTATGCAGCCCTATGCAGCCCTACACGACGTGCTCAAGGAGAACGTGGCCTTCGTGCGCAACGTATTCGCTGAAGGACTGGTCACTCCAGGCGTGGACACTTGCGCAACGTTCGCCAGTTACTTTGACCGTGCCGTGTTCATCCTGCTGGATACGCCCGAAACCATCTGTATCAAGAACGTGCTGAAGCGTCGTGCAGCCAAGGGCACAACCAAGCCCTACGACCCCAAGAACCTGTACCGCAAGCTGGCGTCTGCACGTAGTTGGGCAGACCGTCTTGAACGAGCAGGTCTTGAAGTACACCGTGTACAATACCGTCAGGCGTACAACCTGACGCTGGAGCTGCTGGGTCTCCCTGAACCCAGCGTAGATGATCTTCTCTGAAAGGCAACACAACATGAACGACAACCGTTATGGCGCTATCCTGCGCGTCAACAACGTCAACGAAGCCCTGCCTCTGGGCTTGAAGCTGCTGCAAGAGCGTGGCGTGCTCTCCGAGTCCCGTGGTTTGACTACCATGCGGGTTCCAGGCCCTGTCAGTACCGTGTACTCGCAGCCCCGTCAGCGCGTGCTGTTCGACGCCATCCGTGACGCTAACCCGTTCTTCCACCTGATCGAGTCCCTGTGGATTCTGTCAGGTAGCAACCGGGTCGAACTACCCAAGTACTTCCTGGACAACATCAGCCAGTTCAGCGATGATGGTGTGGTGTTCCATGGTGCGTATGGTCACCGTCTGCGCAACGCTTTCGGCTTCGACCAGATTGACCGTGCTATCGAAATCCTGCGCAGCAAGCCAGACACACGGCAAGTCGTGCTGAGCATCTGGAACCCTATCATGGATTTGGGCAAGTCAACCAAGGATATGCCCTGCAACGACATGGTCATGCTGGACATCGTGGAAGACCAGCTCAACATGACGGTGTGCAACCGAAGCAACGACGCTGTGTGGGGCGCATACGGTGCCAACGCAGTGCAGTTCAGCATCCTGCAAGAGTTCATCGCCATCAGTGTGGGCGTGAAGGTAGGCTACTACGTTCAGCAGTCCAACAACTATCACGTGTACACGGACAACCCGTTCTGGCTGAAGTTCCGTGATGGGCAGTACGAGCATGGTCACGTTCACAACCCTTACTCTATGGACTCGGTGCATCCGTACCCACTGGCAACCGATGCGGAAGACGCGCTCATGTTGTACTATGACTGCATCCGCATGGCTACGCAAGTCGAGCAGGGTGAAGACCTTCGTACGGTGGAGTACGTGTCCGAGTTCGGGCGTAACGTGGTTGAGCCTGTTGTACGTGCGTACGACATGTACAAGGCGAAGCTCTACACCAGCTCCATGGCGATTCTCCAAGAGCTGCCTGCCGAGGACTGGCGTCTGGCGATGTTCGAGTGGGTGCAACGTCGTGCTCATCGTGCAGCCGACAAGAAAGTGGTGCTGGCATGAAGGCCCTCGTAGAAGCCACACTGTACCGTGATGCTGGCGCTGTGAAGCGCTACCACGTGAAGCGCACGCACCGCACGCAGACAATCGCAGAACACACGTTCGGCATGCTGATGCTCGTCAAGCAGGTCAATCCGTTGTGTACCAAGAACCTGATGAACGCAGTGCTGCACCATGACCTCCCCGAATTGTTCACTGGTGATATACCTGCTCCCATCAAGCGCGTACACCCAGAGCTGGGACCGCTGATGGACAGCATCGAGGAAGACCTGAAGCCCCTGTACCAGGACTTCCAAATCACCGTGCCTGAGGCCATCTTGCTGAAGTGGGCTGACCGCATGGAGCTGGTGCTATGGTGCCTGGAAGAAGTTCGTCTGGGCAACTCGTATTGCCGAACAACGGTAGCGCGTGGGCTCGGATGGATACTGGCTGCGATGATGCCTGATAACGCACAGGAGTTGACCGATGAGGTTGTTGCCGACGCCTGGACCCTTGGAATAGCACCAGCAACAGGTGCAGAATTGGAGATGAACGCATGAGCACCGCTAACGCAACTCAAGTGGGAGGCACCCACTACAAGAACCCGTTCCAGCACTGGGACCTCTGCCACGAGCTGGACCTAGGCTACTTCGAAGGCCAGATCAGCAAGTACATCACACGGCACCGATTCAAGAAGGGCAAGGAAGATGCTGAGAAGGCTCTGCACTTCTGCCAGAAGCTGATTGAGTTGGCTACCACTGGTGGACGCATGCCACGCCACAAGATGGTCAGCTTCGCCCGTATGACGCAGTATGCAGAGGCGAACAGCTTGTTGCCTGTCGAGTACGCTTGCATCAACTCCGTGTGTAACTGGCAGTTCGTCGAAGACCTGACCATGCTACAGGCACGCATAGAACGCCTCATCTCCGAGACGTACCCAGCACCAGCGCTTGACGAGCAAGGGGAGCCAAAATGAGCAAATGTACTTGCCCACTCGGAGCAGATGAATGCACGGGAGACACAGGAATTTTCTGGCCGTTGCAAGACGGTGGTGAATGTGCTGGACGTAGCTGCCAAAAGCCACCAGCGACAGTACCTGCACCTCCTCGTCATATCCCAATCTGGAACAAGCTCGGAGGCCTGTACGACACGGGCGAACCGGGCGCTGGGTACGTGAACCAAGGCAAGGATATTTGAATACCCCTACGTCTTGATAAGGCTTTCACGAAAGGTCTTGGTGGAGTTCTTGAACGTACGAAAATACGTTCACTGAGGGGCATTCGGCAACTCAGCAACCCTGAAAGGAACTCCACCATGTCTAAGACCACAACCCCCGTAGCAGTAGCCACTTCCCACAAGCTGGCACCCACCATCACCAGCAAGGCGAAAGCCAAGACCGTTGCAGCACAAGACGGTCGCAAGCGTCCCATCGTTGCCATCAACGAAGAAGGTAAGCTGGTAGTCTGCTGCCGTCGTACCGCCAAGAAGAATGGCTGGGATATCCAGGAAGTGCTGTACGAGCGCACCAAGACCGTGAAGGCTGAGGCACCCGTTGCGCCTGCACCAGCACCCAAGCGCGAACGTCGCACAGGCAAGCAACACGACGCAGCTTCCAAAGAAGTCAGTGATCTGCTAGGTTAACGAAACCTCTTGCGAACCTCTTCGGGGGTTCGTGATAATACTTCTATCAACTATTCGGAACACACCATGACAGATACTCGCCACCTAGATACCGCCATTGCCATCCTCAAGGGCACAGCAGGCTCCAAGCGTGCCAAGCGTGCAGCGCAAGTGGAAATCATCGTGGAAGCCTATGGTAAGGCATACACCATTCAGATGAACGGCAAGATGCTGGAAGAGGGTGTTGGTACTGCTGAGTACGCCATGGAACGTGCCAACGAGCGTGCTAGCCGTATCCGTGCTCTGGGCAAGACGGTGCTGGTTACAGCTTACTAGCAAGCGAAGGGCAAAAACATCGTAAGGTCGGTTTTTAGCCCTTACCCTAGGCTACCCCCTAGTAAAAAGTCAGGCCCCGTGAGGGGCCTTTGACATGGATACCATTGGTATCTCAGGGGCTTGTAGCTGGTGCACTCTGTGCCAGCAGCTCCGTCTTCCGGCCGGAGTCCCGTGTGGTGCCAAGCCAGAAGGCCAGCGCACTGGTGAACCCCCCACTGAGTTGACCGATCATGTACACCACGATGTCTCTGTTGGTAGCAGGCACGTCGAACTTCAGTAGGAGCACCAGCGTGGCAGTGAAGGCCCCCACAACGAAGCACGTCAGCAAGGCAGGCACCGGGCTAGGCTTGGTTGTTTGCATGCGCCTTGCACTGTCCCGGTCACCTGCTGCGATGGCTTCCATGTCAGCAGTGTTCTTGAAGCCTAGGGCCTGCATCTGCAGCGCGAAGTCTTGGTCGGCCTTCTTCAGTGCCAGCATCTGATCAGGTGTGACGCCTGCCAGAGCCTGCTTCACTGAGTCAACCGTCTTGTCG